TTTCGGAAATTAAGGGAAAATTACCACTCAATCGCGCCGGTATGACGTCCACAGATTTGAGCGGTTTTTTGAAAAGACCTAATCTCATTAAAGTTAGTGAAAATTCTTGTAAGACAGGAACACCAGTGTTGCACGCTAACTCACATAAACCTTCCGCCGTAAGCAAAGTGTCTATATGTAATCTGTGCGCAAAAGCGGTGTATTGAATTCGGGATATAGTACGGGCAGGGTCTTTAATCATGATATACTCTCCGTTTATTTTAAGCGGATTGGCTTGGCAAAAATTGATTTCATTAAAATGATATGCTATTTTGTCGATCTCAGTCTCCATATTAAATTTATTAAAAAAAGAAAGTGGTAACAGTTTTGATTCGTCTTCCATTTCAATGAAAACAACAGAATCATCACCATTAACGACTATTTTGAAATCAGAGATTCCTGAATTTTTGATCCACAAAGCAAGCATACAATAATTTAGAATACTATTTTCGACGGAAGTAGTATATTCGCCACTGCATCTCGTTCCTCTCACCTTATAAAATAATCCTTCTTTAGAACTTATTTTTGAAAATAATTGATGCTTTAACATTCTCCTAAGTAATTTGTCTCTATAAAGTTTGTCCCAGAAAGAGTGAGCAGCTTCTAACATTTCCACCGGAATGTGTCCATCGAATTTGCTATGGTCAATACAAATAGCCACAGGATTCTTGAATCCAGTCCAATGTCCATGAAGAAGCTGTGCCACCCCTTTACTATTATAAAATTTAGAAAATATTGTGTTTATTAATTGATTATTAATTGATGCGGTTGATGTTTTGAGGTGTAAATCAAAATCCAAAATGAAAGACTTCAATAGATATAAGTATTCGAATGATCTATGCTGAATCAAACGAGGTGGTTTTCCTTCTTCCCACTTATCCATGTCCATCTTTTCATATTTGACAAAAGATTTACCTCTCGCTAAAATGTCTGTATATTCTACTCTATTATAAATTAAATTTTGATAGGCTCTCCTATATCTGTTCTTGATACCTGCTCTGGTATTTTGGATTAAAGTACTATGATCCACTCTGGCGAATGTTTCACCTCCTCTTTCAAATAATATTGCATCGGCTATGTTATGCATTTCTTCTCTCAATTTACCCATTTGTTCAATAGGATTATAATTGGGCAAATTACCTAAGGCGTGCCTTTTGGTAATCGCTTTAAATTCGTTACATGCACAGCTGTTGTAATAAAATTGTGGTTTGACTTTCAAGATATCAGATCTTACATCCAAAACTTTAATGTATTGGTGCGTTTTGTGGGGAGTGAGCCCAACTTTATCCGCTCGGACCTTTAAATGCTTCTCAGAGACGTTGTTAATTTGAGAGCCTACGCATTTGCAGGGGAGTAAAGTCGGGCATTTTCAGACTTTGATGTCCGAAGAAGGTAAAGTGTAACTTGGTAGAAAACTTCTTCCGAAGGATTCCTCACCTGTAAATAAGTGGATTTTTCGTTTACCCAAGTCACCTTTGAGTGTCGAATTTAGATGTTTGATGTTATCAAAATTCGCCTCAGATTTAATCACGGTCCTGAACATCAATTCTTCTTCGCTGACAAGAAAAGCTAACGTTACAGCGTGACTCATTATGGTATAATGCGCAGCATGATCCATAGAATAACCAGCCTTCAACATCCAGATGTTGGCCTGGTGCACGAGTTGTTGCATAAATGAAACGTCTCGGTATTTCAAAAAGTTTTTGCATCTCAAATAATTCAAGAGCTCAGAGTGTGCTTTAAAATACTTTTTGTTTTTAAAAATCGCGTTAATCTTTGTCCTGGATGGTATCTTGAAAAATTCTTGGTTTTTGTTCAAAATATCAAATTCCTTATCAAGATCGGTTTCGTCGCTTTGCTGAAGGGCTAAGACTGCACCTTCTTTTGACATACTAGTACCAGCTTCTACCGTTCTAATCAATTCCACGCTTTCCTTATCAATAGTATTTGGAACACCATCGACTAATCTCTTTTCAGGCACTATTACATTGCGCTTCAAAGCTGCTAAGTCGTACATGGTATTCTCTTTAACTGGTATTTTACCTAATAAATCAGGAAAATACTCCTCTACCTTTGCGTTGAAATTGTTTATATCGGTCAAAGTCACTTCTTGATCAGTTTTCGTAAATTGTACTTGTTTGACTACCTTTACCTTGTTAAGCTTATCATACGTATTATTATGAACAATTTTATTTTGCTTGCCTGAATTTTCCTCATCTGTCTTATTCAAATTGGTTTTACTTAATTTAAATATCTTATTGAGTTTCTTGATCTCGGCAGCTTGTATGACATGTTCTGAATCTTCATGAGAGGCTAATGATACATCTTGCAGAGATTTAGACTTAATAAACGTAGTCGTGTGTGCAACATCTTCTGATTTATTCAAATTCTTTACTTCTTTCGTTGTAGTACACTCGGCTTCCGTAGCGCCTAGGTCCCTGGTGAGAGTCATCAATTTCCTATCTATTTGATCCAATGTCAAATCATCATTATAATCTTTACTTAAAGTTGTCGTATTATCTAAGTCTTTATCAAGATCAGTTCGCTTTTTCGATACGAAATTTTTCTTCGATACATTGTTTCGTTTGGCATTATCATTAGTGGTCAGGTCGGTTTCACTCCTACTCTTTTCTCCAAGAACGATTTTAATCTTCTTGTTGCTAGAACTATTGGTAGTGATGGCATCATTTTCCCTATTGGTTTTGGAAATAGTTTCTATAGTATGTTCCTTATATCCAATATGGGCCTGCGCTTCCATTAATTCCAATTGATCTAGTAAAACATTAAATCTGTTATTGGATGCTATGTTAGTAGGGCACATGGTGGTTTCTACAAATTTATTTTTTTCCTTTACGATGTCGAAATCGTATGCATTCGGATCCTTTTTGTTTTCGAGCGCGGGTAAACCATTTCGCTTTTCTAAATTAAGAGCCCTCTTTATAACTTTAGTTTTCCTATCAAAGTAAGCTCTTATTTTAAAAAGTCTAGTTTGTTTTACCTGCCCGGTCGGTAGTATCTTACTTTCGTAATTTACAACCTTTTTCTTTTCTACAATACTAGAGAGTTTCGACTTTATTACCTCTCTTTTGTATTCAAGTTCATCTTGTGCGTGTTTTTCGGTCAATTTTTTGTGAATTTGATCTAAGCCGGGGGCTACCACCAGTCGATCAAGCTGGGGCGCCATCGCGAGTTGTGTAATTTGTGACATTCATATATTTTAAATTGGGGTCCGTCGTCCTACGGGTTTAGCATAACCACATGCTGATTTTCTATATCTCTCTTAAGTCCATCAGTGATTGATTCGAATACTACAATGCCAGACGTATTCGAATGAGGTCTTACGACTAAACGTCCTTCATCCATTGGGTGAATGTTGCCTCAGAGACCCCTAGATAGGGGCTTTAGCTAACAAAGTGGCATAAATACTTTGAAAGCTATAATTTAGGTCGAATTATAAAATAGATCCGTAGATTTCTGATATAATTAAGGAATGAG